TTCCCCCAATATCTCCGCCGGGCTTAGATTGCTCAAATTCTCATACACATATACATTGAACCCATAAGCCTGTAACATTGCCTGCAAATACCCGGCGCTCTGCCGTGGCTGGTCGGTACCTGGGTAGCCCATTTTTGTAGCAATAGCCGCCATCCGTTGCAGGCGCGTCGGGGTTATTGATGACGTTATGCCCCATCTTATCATATACAGCCGCCGTTCCCAGTCATCACAGTCATTATCCATCGGGCTCACTGTCCCATCTGTAAAATTTGCACTATCAGGAAGCAGGCTGTTTTTAAGCGATACCATATCATTCCATGCCCTTTCAGCCGTTCCCGTTTGGTTGGTGCCATCCCCGCCAAAAGCTTTCTGAAATGATTCTATGTTCGTTGCGGGCGGTATATTCCATGCCCGCCCTTTAGGGTGCAGTTGTTTGAAAAGGGATAATATGTTATCGCTGATATAGCTCATTAACTGAACGTAACATTTGAAGGTTCTAAAAAAGGTATGATGCCGTTATCAAATGTGTAAGAGGTTTCACTTACGCTGTTCACCGTCATGCTCACGCCGGTAAACAATGCCCCCGGCACCGCCTGCATAGCTATTACCACGATCACATACAGTTCCGGTGCTGCTATCCTGCCGCCGCTGGCCGGCAATGATATACTCAGGGTATCGTTCTGGTTGGCAAGCGCATCACATCCGGCTATGAATGGCCGTATATTATTCACCGCCTGCACCAGCGCATTGGCAATTATCGCCTTATCAGCAGTGCTTATGCTTCCTGATCCCGTGAAGGCAATAGCCACCTGGTACACCGTTACCGCCAATGCGCCTGCGTTCGATGGCCCCAGTACTACGCCCATAGGCTTGCGCGCGAGGCCCGTCGCAGGGTCGGTAAGAATGTAGCTTGTTACCCCGTTTATTATAGTAGTGGTAGGGATCCCATAGTTATAATAGGGTGCTGTGCCGCCGCTGTCGCTCAATATCGCCTCCACATACACATTTACCTGCCATACAGCACCACTGGCAGTATAAGGGTATATTTTAGCCACACCCTCCCACTGGCTGCCCCATAGCCGGTAATCGCTTACTGCCCCTCCTTGTGGGGCAAGCTGGTAATGGAGCGCTATTGCCGCCCTGTATTCCGGTATCGTTTCCCCATCTATGGCGCTGGTGCCTATGGCGCTCACGGCCACGCCCTGGTTTACATTTACAATAGGGGCGGTAAAGGTCAGCGTATTGCCCACATTCAGGTTAGCTATGGTTCCGGCTGTTAGTGCCCTTAGCGTTATCAGGTCGCCGCTCCCGGTAAGCGTATAGGCTGTATCAAGCACATACAGGTAACCCGGCGAAAGGCTGCTGCCATCACTTAGCGCCGTTTCCCCGGCATTGATCACAGCGCCGCTGCTGCCGGTTACGCTTACTATTATAGTTCCCTGTGTTGCCGGGAACGGGTTGCGTAAAATGATGGTCCTCCCAAACCGCTCTAATGTCCCTCCAAGTGCTTCCGGGTCTGCAAGGTCAAACCATATGTTCTTTTGCACATTGCCAAGGGCTATATAAAATATCTTCGCCACGCCACTCCATACCCCCGCAAGCGATCTGAAAAAGCTTTTGCCAAAACTCGGTATAGTTATCCCGAACTGCGTCTGGAGCGAAGTTTTTACGCCGGTATAAAGCTGGGTTAAAAGTGGTATGGGTGTCATTGCCTGATTATTTTTTATTAATTATTTTGCGTTTGGATTATTGTGCTGCCTGCATCATATATCACTGTGCCCCCCCCTGTGGTAAATCCCACGCTCGTTGTTATGGTCGTTCCCGATTTCACACGAAGCGATCCGCCGGATGTAAATGGATAATATCCGGTGGTTGAAATACTTGAAAAGTTTATTGTGTGATTTACTGAATTTTCATCAGTGAAAATTATCTTGAAATTTATTACATCTGTTGCAATGGCAGTAACATTTATGTATCCGTTTATTTCAAAAGTACCTATTGAAGGTGTTGTATAAGTAGCTAATGTTTTTTGAATTGTTTGCGCTAAAGAATCGGCTTGTGCCACTACGGTAAAAACCGGGTTTCCAAAACTTAAATGCCCTGACCCGTCTGTAATAATTGTGTTGCCATTTGATCCGGCGGCAAGTGGGAACCTGTAACCATTTACATACAACCCGCTATCCGATGTAACCTGTACCTGTTGCGCCGCGCTGTCAACAGCCATTAAATCACTTCCATGCACCCCGAATACTATTCTACTTTGCGAAGGGGTGCTATTCATATTTACGAATGCCGTTCCTGCCTGATAATAGCCAACACATACACTTGCCGACGGTTGGTTTATCTCAAAAAAACCTTGCCCCGCTGCTAATGTTGATGTGTTTTGCGTTAATAATAAAGAAGTATTATAATTAGTCCGTAAAAGCATTTCATTAGGGCTGAAATTCCATGAGGTATCGCCGCCACTAACAGGATGTAATAATCCAAAAAAACTACCTGCATTTGTATAAAATTCAAGATTATACAGATTAAATTGAAGCAGCCTGTTTGCCGTAAGGGTTCCATTTGTATTATAGATATTCAATGCGGCGGGCGTGTCTGTAAGAATAGTTGCCGCAAGCAAAGGATAAGGATATGCCGAATCCGGCCCACTCCCGGAATGCCCCAGCAACTTCACATTACTGTCTATAGTTGTGGCTAAAGGATAGTTGCCCACAAAAGCAATAAAGTTTTTGATAAGGTTCAGCGGGCATTTATACGAGGTATATAAGCCGCTTCCGGGATCATACTGGGTGATCACCACGTTAGTGTTACTATCAGCCATTGTTGCCGTAGTAAGTATTCCCAATTTTTGCGCTGATGCAAATAAAGTTGTCAGCAGAAACAATAAAATAAACCCTGTTTTTTTCATAAAAAATATTTTAATCGCTTAATAAAACACTTCCGTCATCATTGAACAGCGCATCGCCGTCATCATTGAGTAGCACATCACTGCTCACCGGCAATACTGATAATACCGGGTTTACCGGGTTCCACAGCATATAAAATACCTGCTGCAGGTTAATGAACACCGTAATAGATATCACATTATCATCCAGCACTTGCACCGTTACATTTAAAGTAGTTCCCGGCACATCGGTTTCTAAAAATGCCAGGTCGGCGAGTACTGCTGCTTCTATCAGCGCGCGGCCGTTGCTGTTAAGTGTCGTTACCCTGCATAGCGCCTCGGTAGTGGCTATAAACTTCAGGTCCGGCCCATCCGTAAGCAGCAGGTCATTGCCCCACCAGTCGCCCCCGCCAAACATAGATAGATAAGGCATGTTTTCAATGCCGGTTACAACCATCACGTCATTGTTGAGTATGGTTATATCGCCGCCGTTGAAGGTTTCCTTTATCATTATATCTACCATCAGGTGTAAGTTGTTTTTACGGTTATGGGCACAGCCCCGGCGCTATTGCTTCGGGTACTGGTTGTTACATTCCTATCGCTTTCATTCCTGATCACTACTTCTATCTGGTGCGTTTGCATTCCCGCGCCTGCGCCGTCATCCATAGATCTTGCAGGGATGTAGGGGGCGGCATTATAGCCAAGTGAATTTTTATATTTATTGAAGCTCGAATCCTCATCCATTTTTTGATTTAGCTCCAGTTGCTTTTTCAGCAATGTGCTGTCAAAGGACGGCTGCCCCGCACTTGGTCCTGAAGGGCTTCTGAGGCTTTTTATCCATTTCGCCACATCGCCATTAGCATCGGCCACATTATTATTCATCCAGTTATATTGATAATATCCCTGTTGCTTGTCAAACTGGCTTTTGGAAATACCATTCTGTTTTGCCTTTTCAGAATTGTACTTATCAGAAAATGGTTTATTATAGTCAAACCCAAGCGGGTTATTATCCTTGTTTTTATTGTCCTTTTCCATCTGGGCTTTCCATGCCATATAAGAGGCGAAGCCCAGGGTTATCCAGCCAAAAGCCGCTTTTGTGGCCGCGCTGAATCCATACATAGCAAGTTGGGCGCCACGGGCCGCGCTGGGCACCTCTAATAATGCGCCGGTTAATTGCCCTGTTTTCACAGCGGCAAATCCTGCAACGAAATTATAAGCAGTCATTACCCCTTTCAATAATCCGAATGCTTTTGCCCCGGCGCTCACCGCAAGGGATACCCCGCCGATACCAAGGGATACCCCGCCGATACCAAGGGAAAGCAATCCTATGGTACCCAGCGAATCTACGATCACGCCACTAAGCAGCTTATGGTTATGCGCGAAATCGGCTATGCCGTCAATCACCGGTGTTAGTAAAGACATCAGTTTATTCAATGGCGGTATCAGCAGATTACCTATGTTTATGCCAAGTTCCTGCACATTTGTTTTGAATATTTTCATCCTCGCCGCTGCAGTCTCCTGCTGCTTGCCGTAAGCGGTCATCAGCGTATTGGTGCCGCTCATCTGGTCGGCATAGTTTTTCAGATAAGCGCCATGCAGCGGCCCGCTGAGTAATATATCTGTCAGCATCGCCCTTTTTTCGCGGAAATCATCGCTGAAGGCAATACCCATTTTGCTGCCCTGCGCATCTATTTTCATCATGGCGTTTACCAGGCCGCCGCTGGCCTTCACTATATCTTTAAAAGCATTCTGGCCGCTATAGCCCATGCTTTCATATACTGTTGTCAGGTCCGTTGATGGCTTAATAAGCGCCGTTACCGCCCCGGCTATACCTATCTGTGCGGCGCTGGCAGCCATACCGCTGTTGGTAAGTGCCGCAGTCATTGCATTGAGCTCCTGAAGGCTCACGCCCGCGGCATGTACTATTCCTGCATTCTTACCAAACGCCACATTTATTTCATCCATCTTAGTCTTACCGTCCTGCACCGTCTTAAAGAAGCTGTTGGCTATCTGCTCACTCGTCAGCCCTTCATCGCCAAACACTACCATGGCCGATGTCAGCGCCTTGGTAGCTTCCGTAGCAGATGATAATCCTGCTACTGATAATATAGCAGATGATTTAAGTACCCCCATTGCCTGGTTGATGCCATTTCCCGCTTCTATTCCCGCGCTCCTTACCTGGTAAAGTGATTCCTGCAGGTCGGCAAGCGTTACGGGTATCTGCCGCCCCATCTTCATCACCTCATCGCCCATCGCCCCCATATCCTCTTTTGTGGTATCTACTATCGTAGCCACATTGCCCATGCCTTTTTCGAACTTTATGGCCTGGTCCACTGCCAGCCCCAGCGGCAATACAATCCCTGTTCCAATGGCTATAGCCCCCCGCGAAAGCGCCATTGCGCTGGCGCCCACGGCAGTGAATGAGCGTTCCATCCTTGCCATGCTTGCCTGCGATACAATGCCCAGCCTGTTCACAGCGGTGCTCATGCGCATCACCGGCATGGTCAGCATGTCTTTAGCTGTAAATATGGAAGGTATTATATTGGGGGCGCTCATTTATTATGATAGAAATTTTAAAAATTGGGCATCCATATGTTGTTTACAGAACTTCAGGTCGCCATCCAGCTTTTTATTTTGCTCCATGAGTGCATTTATCTCTACCCTCATATTGCCGCATGAAGCGCATGGCTCTGTTCCTTCCAGCTCCTTTATTCTTTCAAGGGCATTGGCATATAGTTGCTCTATGCTATCCGGGGCCGTTTGCTTTTCTGTTTGGATAATATTATTATCGCTATCCAATAACTGATTCCCTTGGCCATCTGCGAGGGTATTGTCGGGGATTACATTTTCTTCATTCATTTTATGGTTTTTTATTCCTTTTTTTCATTGCCTGTATTTCTTTTTCCATCACCACATTTTCTTTATGTATATCGTTATAGTAATACAGCAGTCCTTTGTAATCCACATTATCTAAAAAAAGCCCTGATATAATATCCGGGCTCCATTTCATTCGGTAAACAACTGTCTTTATCGCGCCATCTATGCCATCTTTGCTGAGTAGCTCCCCATTATCAGTTAGGAAAAAAAAACACCTATTGAAGCAAGTATAGCAGAATCACTCGTATCCAGTTTCTCAATTACGGCAGCCGGTAACCCGGTTAAAGCAGCCCCGTAAGCCTTGGTATTGCCCATCTCTGTGCTATCGCTCACATTGCGCATGATCTCGCTTATCTCCCCCAGCGATACCCGGAATTTATATTCCAGTTCCTTTTTATAAATGTTACCGGATTGATCATTAATCGGGAAGTTCAGCTTGTGCGTGATTACCCATGTTTCATGGTTGATGGTTATTTCCCCATACATCACCGCCTGCACCAGTATGCCTATATTGCCCATCCGCGCGCTGCGCATCAGGGGTTTCACGCGCTTAGCGTCCAGGTAGGCCGTAACTTCCGCCACCGCCGCCGCCTCGCTGATCACAACGGGGAAAACCTCTTTAATCTCTTTTTTTTCTTCGCCGCCTTCCATCGTATTATTATAGGTTCAAAAAATAAAATGCCTTGTTATATCTGCTGCAATATGCCCCCACCCATCACCTTCAGGCTTATGGTACAATCCTTTCCGCTGCCCTGTATATCGCTTACTATCTTACCATTACCGCCATAGGTAATGCCGTTGATATTAGTAAATGTCCAGTTGGCAAGTTGCGTACTGCCGCTCATGGCCACCATTGATTCAAGCTCCTGCCGGTTCGGGTTGATCATATCCCAGGCGCATACCACCTCAAAGCTCCATGGCCGTTGCTGCATACTGTTGATGAAAGTGCTGCTCCCGTCTATCTGGGTATCGCTGTCTTCGGTCTTATAGCCGCCAAGATTATAAGTGCTGTCCTCGCCTGCTTTAGGGAAGAAGCGGCCCGTTCCTAATACCGGATGGTTCCATGTTACCTCTGTTATATCACCGCCGCTTGGCATAGTCGTTGAATTTTATTGTGTTTTAAAAAATGTTGTTTTTCTTTTTGCTGATTAAAGCGCCCCGAAATTGAACCCCGCCGTTACCGTTGTGCTGATCACCCTCACCACGCCACTGCGCTTATAGGGCCATGTTATTTCAAACCTGTTCGGGTTAGTAGTGGATATATTCACTACCGTATTGGCAATGCTGAAAGCCGCGCTCACGCACAGCCCCTGTGATACTAATGAATTGATCAGCGTTGCCAGCCCCGAGCGTATATCTTTCGGCTTGCACACATTGGCGGCGCTCACGCTGTCATTATCATTGGCTATCTGCTTATTTACCACCGCCTGGCTCAGGAACAGGAAGAACTGGTATTTGATATTCAGGTCGATCATTACATCCCTGAAATACATGAACTGCGGAGGGGTCTGGCCTGCCGGGTGATAGGTAGTTACAATATCCTCGGCCTCATACGCTCCGTTTTTTATCAGCGCTGTGCTCATACCCATCTGCACTATGGCGTTGCGCACGGTATAAGATGATGTCGCGGGATTGCTGCCAGCGGCAGGCATAGGGATATCTACCGAATAGCTTCCCTGTATATCTACATTCGGCGTATTTTGCGCGCAGTTGGCAAGCCTGCATATATAATCAGCGCTCGCGTCTAATGGTAATCCTAAGCTTAAAGGGGCTGGCGCCACTGATATAGTATTGTTCAGCGTATCTGCATTTGTGATCGTTACATCCGCGCTCGTTGTGGAGCTGTCCACCACAGACCCTGTAACGGCTATAAAAGGCTTCATTATAGTGGGCGCATACCTGCCCGTCTGTGCATCAGGGTTGCCGTTGAATGTTTCCAGGCTCGTGATGATCGAAGCTACAAGGCCGAAAGTATTATCAACAATAGTGTACCATACATTGCCAAACTGCGCTAATGTAGCATCTATGGAAGGCGTTCCCGTACCGGCTGTAGTCTGTGCTATGGCGTAGGATATACCGGCAGGCGTTCCATTTGTGTTTACGCTTACGGTCAATCCCTGGCTCGTAAGACCATACCATTTTGCGGTTAACGTAGCCACCGCCGACGGCGGTGATGCTGCTGTTGCCAGCATTGGGCAGCCCAATACATTATTGAGCGCATTGATTATTTTAGTGGATATGGTCGTTGCGGTATCGGTCGTTACTATATTTATGGCATAGCTGCCTGTTTCCATCTGCCCGCGGCCACCTACCATCACCGTATGTGTTACATTGGCCGTTGGCGTTCCTGATACGGTAATTGTCTGCGCATTGGCTACCGGGCTGCTTTGCTCTGCCACCGGGAAAGCCCATACGGGTATGCCGTTCGCGCCACCGCCCCCATTAGCCGGAAAGTAATGCCGCATACTGTTATAAAGAGGGCTCCCCCATCCATATAGCAATGCGGCCTGCAGGGCGGATGTGATCTGCACAGGCGTTGTAGCGGTAGATTGGTTGGCGTGGTTCATCTCGCCAATAACCGCTATGCATTGCGGAAGGTTCGGGAAAGTCGTGGCAAAATTACCGCCCTGGATGGCGTAGCCCACTACCCTTGATATGTCGCTGTTAGGTACGGCGGTACTTGGCATATGTATCTTTTTTTAACAAACTTAGATACATATAAATTATGTGGTTTACTTTTGGCGTAGTTTACGCAAAAGAAAAAAGAGCTTATTTCAATCCCTCCATACCTGCCGAAGTAAAAGAAATAAGAGGCCCGTCAATACCACTATGCACACTATATAAGTGATCAGGTCCTGTCCTGTCATTGCGTTTTGTTCCATTACAATTTGCTTTTCGTGAAAAATTCCAATGCATTTTTTACATACTGCGCCCAGCTATAATCTTTCAGCTTGTATTTCTGGCCTATAATATGTATCAGTATCTCTTTGATCGCCATATTATACACCATGCAATCCCATTGATGGTTCTGGCTGTTGCTCTGCACCTTTTCCCACCTGCGCATTGCTTTCCCTTTGCTGCTGACTATTACCGGCTTCTCACTTTCAAAATGATGAAAAAAGCTGTTCAGGCTATATAGGTCATTTGAGGCCCTGGGGAAATTCATAAATCCGCTCGGCTGCGCTTCGCCTTCATTCCAGTTCAGGTTCATGTTTTTTTGCAGTCGGTCCTTTATCAGCCCCGTTTCCAATATCCACAGGTCTTCGCGTTCTTTTGCAGCCCTGAACAGTGTCAGGTCCTTGGTAATGCCTTCAAACTCTATTGTATAACCTTCGTCCGCGCGCCCTTTCACGCCCTGCACAAACCCCGGACACTTATTATTCATCTTGTCAATGAAGGTATAGGCAAGGTTATTGTATGTTTTGCCGGTATCAAGTGCGCATATGGTTATGCCCATAGTGCGCGGAGTAGTGGCATCTACTTTAAATTGCTGGTTCAGCACTTTTTCAAACTCAGGCCATATGCTCAGTGGCTTATGCTCTTCATAGGTCCAGTGTTCGCGGTCCTCCAGTTCATCATCCTTTCTTTTCAGTATAGCCGGTTTGAATGTACCTATGCTACCATGAAGTATATTATAGCTGCTCCCGTTTTCGGCAAACGCAATTACTTGGTAATCCAGCCTGCCATCTTCCTGTTTTCCATTAAGGTCGGCAGCGCAGGTAAGCAGCACTATGCGCCCGTTGCCATCGGCCATGCTCAGGCTTTCGGGGATCACGCCTATATCATAGCGGCCCTGGTTCTTTTGTATCGTATTTGCTTTGGGTCCTTCGCCCTGGCTTTCAAATGGCAGCCCGCAGCATAGGTTGTAAAATGTTTTCAGCTTGCTTTCATCTGCCGGTTGCCCGTTATCCGGCGCCCCTTCCAGGTACTTTCTTACATTATATTCCCAGTTAAACATGCCTGGCATCGCATAAAAACATGACAGGTGAAAGGAAACAAAATTCGGGTCTTTAGGTTTGGCAGTCGGTATCCATACCCCCTGCTTATTGAATTCAAATTTATTGCTGTCATCAAAATGATCGCCGCATTCCTGGCACCGGTACCGCACAGATCCTGCCACCAGCTCCCCGTTATCGGTATCCCATACAAAGCCCGCCTTTTCTTCGCTGTTTTTCAAATGAGTCGCCCACTCCAGGGTTATTGCGGTGCCGCAACACTGGCAGGGGATGTGATAGCGGCGTTTATCCCCTTTTTCATACAGGTATTCAATGTTTGAAAGCCCTTTTATTTCCGGCGTGGATACCCAAAGTATTTTGCTTTTACTCCCATAGGCGGCCACGCGTCTTTCTATCAGGTCCAGAGTATTGCCGCTTTCTTTAGATGATAGCTTTGCTGCATCTATATCGTCGGCTATAACGAGCCCCCACGTATATTGCCGCAGAAGCTTGTGATTGGTAGCGCTGCCTGCTACCAGGCTGCCTAAAGGAAATTCTTTTGATTTATTGGTGTCTCCGCTTCGCGTATTGCGCTTGCGTAGTGTATGGGCTTTTATCAGCGGCCGCAACCCGCTATTGTCAAAGGCCTGGTCCAGCTTTTGCATAGCCTCATCCGAAAGGTCGCTATGCCCCGTCAGGTAGCCTATTGGCAGCGGGTATTCACTTACGTAATAAGCAATGCAGGGCTCTATTACCGTCCTGCTTTTTCCCCATTGGCTGCCCCCCATAAGGGCCACATTGGTACAGGGATGGTAAGGGGAAAGGCAATCTAATATTTCGCGGCTGTAAGGGGTGCGGTCAAGGGATAATTTGCCGGGATAAGGCCCTATGGTGATAGCCATATTCTCCTCTGCCCAGGCGCTCGGTTGTTTGTCGCTGAATTTATGATCACAGAAATCTATAATGTCATTAAGCTGTTCAAAATATCCCATCCTGCCTGCTTTAAAAAACTATAGCCCTTTGCGGGGCTACACGAAATCATACACCAGAAAAAAGAATCTTAATAAGTTTTGGCTTTGATATTAAAGAGTATCCGGCAACTGGCACTGTCAGTTACAGTAACGCTTACACCAAAATACCGTTGATAGATATCAAGCTGGTTAAACGTGCAGTTGGCAGATGCCGTTCTGCTCGTCGGCGATAAAGTAGCCACCGTAATGCCCGGTATGGTTACATAGTCGCCTACAATTCCATCCGGCGATTGCACTGGTGTAACGGTAACGGTAGGGGTTACAGTATTGCTCGTAGATGCTTTATAGCATTGTGCCGTTATAGATAACGTTCCTTTACCGGTATATCCCCACGTATAAGGCTGGTAATAGGGGCCGCTGCCCGATTTGTTTATCTTCAGAATCCGCGCACTGTCATAAGGTGTAATGCCGGAAGCCGGAATCCGGTACCATTCTGCGAGATAAAATACCTTGGTCGTTGCAAATATGGAATCGAGGGCTACAGAGGCATCCACGGTATTGGCATTAATAGTACCATAATATCCATTGGCCACGTTCCAGAGCTGGCCCTGTTTATCGGGCAATATATATGGCTGCGCGAAAATGACAGAAGATAAAAGGCAGAAAAGAGAAAGGAAAAATAGCTTTTTCATAAGAAAATTTGTTTTTTGAATAAACAAACTTAGATATGAACGAAATAGCGTCTTTTAATTTTGGCGTAAATTACGCATACGAAGTTAAATACCTTCCCGGCTATCTGTAGCTCATAAGTTACATTTTAATCCCTTTCACCCTTTCCCCGGGTTTCGGAATATTCATCAATAATATTTTTCAGGCTCGCTTTCATCCGTGCGGCCTTGTTTTTAATTGCAATATTCAGTTTTTCCAATGATTGCCGCCGCAGGTCAGTAATATCTTCTTTGCTCGCCTTGTACTTTGCACCCATCAAGGTTATAAAGTCTTCCAGCATGTTCTTTATCTCTATGGTCAGCGTTTTATTATCCTGGAGCATCAGGGCTTTCACAAGTTCGGTCGGTATCACCAATCCTTCAGCCTTATCGGCCTTTATTTTCTCATACCGCGCCCTTTCGGTCTTTATCTCAATATCCAGCCGTTGCTCTGCAAGCTCCAGTTCATATGCCCGGTCTGGTGTTATGGCAGATGACAAAGGTTTTCTATCATTTTTGGCCTTTGCATCTTCTTTTTTTCTGCTTTCGGCAGGGATTTCAGCCGCCGTTACCTCTGTTTCTTCATCAATATTCTCTTCACTATCGCCCTCGGCCTCTTTTTTCTTTGCTTTGCGCTTCATCTTTGCCAGGTAGGCGGCATTCTTTTCTATGCTATCATCTATCCGCTTATCCTGCCCCCATCTGCCACCTTTTTGCCCTACTATGGTAACTTCAACCTTCTTTCTGCTCACCTGCACGCTCAGGTAATTAGTTCCCACCGCGCACATCTTTGCAAATTCATCTAAAGTATGGAGCGCCATTTATTTTCAGGATAAAGGTTTTCTATTTCTATCTTCGTCAAATGTGCGCTCTTTAGTATGACTGAGAGGCGCATTATATTGTCCATAACTGAAAAAGTAAATTTCACCTCAGCGGCGTTCTCTTTCATCCATTTAAAAGATTCTGCATTATACATGAGTATGTCTTGTATATGCAAATCGCACGGGTAATCGTTAATACATAAAATACGCATATCTTACCTTGTTGCAACATTACAATCCAATATCAGTACACATTTCAGCCCCGTCATATCAAAGGTAATATTTTGTCGCAACATTCCAGCAACATTTTTTGAAATCAGAGTAACCAAATATTTTTTTGCAGCATTTCATATGTTGCGTAATGCGGTGATTCCTTCCACAGTACCTTTTGATTTTATATCTATGAGATTAATTACAGAAATGGGAGAATATACGGGTATAGCTAACAAAAGGCTCTCAAGTCCACCAGCCACCCCTGAACCCCTCATTAACAGATGATTTTGCGCCCGCCGCATATAGCAGAGCAGTGCGAATCGTACCGGTGTTTTTGTGTGTGAAAATGGCTGCTATTGAGGTCTGTAAGGCTATTCAGGCAATAGCAGCGAATGGCATTTAAATTAAGATAACCGCCAGCGGGTCTGATCAGCGCAGCAACGATATGACAGCTCAAGAGATTAAGAAGAACATGACTGCGGGGGAATGGGTCGCCCGGCTTAATGATGTGGAACTGGATAACGGTGAGGCTGTTGCGATGGCTTATAGCTCTGGTTCGATAAAAAGGGGTGTGGCCACTCCCGCCGCCATAGCCACCGCTGTAAACGCTACCTATGGGGCTGGGATTGACCCGGCTTGCGTCTGCTATCCGTTCACTTCTCGAAAGGGCTAAACTTCCCCCGGTTCCATAAGCGGATGCCACAGCTTCCGTATGAACCACCCTCGCAGGAATGCGGGGGTTTTTTAATTGTAATATGACAGAGACGGAATAAAGAGTGCGTTTGTTATATATAACTCACTATTTTTTATACATATTGCAAACATTATAAAATATTCAATAGCCACATAGCCACTAAAAACAGCCTTTTATTTGCTACATAGAATAATTAGGCTATCTTATTAGCTTTTTGTAGTATAATATACTACTTTATTTTTTTTATAAATAAAAGGTGAACAAGTAGTGGCTAAGTGGCTAAAACAGCCATAGGAAAGGAAAGATGACAGCCACAGAAAAAATAAATATGTTATTTTGTATTGACCGGGGTTTTGAAATCTTAGCCACTCTACCACCTGAAAACATCCACTAATAAATTAACATGGATAAAATTCAATAAAATGTTTCAACGTTTTGCAAATGCAAAACAATAAACAGCCTTCACTTAATTTTAATATAAAGGGGTAGTGGCTAAGGATTTGCCGAGGGGTGGCTATAATCAGAAGGGCATATCGGGGGAAGTGGTTGGGATTGCATCACTATTTTTGAAGGGGAAATCCAATATTTTGTTTATGCGACCCTCAACAGTTTGGAAGCGGGTATCTACGCTGACCCCCCTGTTTGCACACCAAACCTTCAGCCACGAGGTAACGGTATATAGTTTAAGGTTTTTTAGCTTCGTTTTTTCAATGGCTTTGGCAAAAATCAGGTCTTTATCTATGAGTATAAAAAACTCCTTGTCCGGCTTTTTTGCGCTCATATTGGCAAGCCATTGGTTATAATTTACGCCATTGGTAACAAAGTAATCACCCATCGGGCCGGAATAATTTTTTAAGCATTGCGGTGCAAAATCGAAAAAACAATTAGCCATCTGGCTGTCCATGTAATCTATAAAGTCTTTGTTCGTTTCGCTGATTAACTGCCGTTCCTTGCTATTTATAGATACAAATGTTAAATCTTTATGGTTTATATCAGCTAAATAAGATTGTGCGCAAAATGCCATGAAATTATCGAATTTGCAAAATTCAGCCTTATCCCAGTCGTCAAAAAACATGTGTTTAAATTCATCCAAAGGGGTGTAAAATGCGCTGAAATATTTTACAATAGGGAATTTTAATTGCCTCCCGGCGTAGGAATCATCCGATTTGCCAAGTGTGAAATTTGAATTGATATAGAACTTAGGCGACTTATTGAAAGGGATTATCAATTGCTGTTTGTTCTTTTTATCCACCTGAATACTTTCCGTTATGACAGAAAAAAGACGGTCAAATTTAAAGGTAGGCAAAGGGTCGTCAATGTAAATTATATCAGTATCTAAATCAACATTCTGCCATAGGTGCGTTTTGTCGAAGCTGAAATTTTTCCCGTCAAAATAACAAGACTTCCGGTATTGAGCGATAAAAGAAAATAACAATCCTTTACCCGACCTGCCAACGCTTTCCCCTTCGCTTTTGGGGTCTATATCCTCGGTAATAATCGGGCATCTGGCGTTAGTCTTGTCTTTGTACCTGTTGAGCGAATAACCCATTATTTTGCACAGCCTTTCATATTCAATACCTCCAAGTATCTTTACATATTTTTCAGCCACGCACCCTTTAAATGTATCATTATAGAAATTCCGCTTTACAACTTTGTCGTGCCAAATATATCCGGGAACATCTTTATATTGCAAAGGCAGTATCTCGCTGCCGGTTATTTTGACGGCATAATTTTGGAAAAATAACCACGTTTCGGTTGGCGTATCATTTATAAATTTATCCTCAAGACATTCAAGCATAGCCATAATCCCGCCATCTGGTGAAAAAATCTTACCCACCTTTTCGTAAAATTCATCAACAATAAAAGGCTCTAATTCACGAATGAAAGCGGCCTTTAAATCCCGGTCTTTTATGATAGTGATAATGTTTTCCGTGATCTTAACTATTTCATTCTCATAAATACGGTAGCCAAGATTATACAGCCATTGGGAAAGCTCTGTGTATTTTATGCTGATTTTGGACTTCGCTTTTTTCCAGAATTTACCTTCATCAAAAATATTTTTACCACAACCTTCTTTTTCTAATTGCCGACAAGCCAAAACGATATTATCATCATGGTAATAATGCGCATATATACCGAAGGGGGAGTAACCCTTTTCCGGCTTTAAATCGGATGAAGTGGTATAAAGGTATAATGAATTGGTATCTTTGAATAATGAAGCGGAAAGCTGCAAACCACAGGGGCGCATAAGCCGGATGCTTTCTGTCAGTTCCATTTGAACAGTCCATCCCCTTTCCAAAAGCTCATTGAGGGTGTATTTGTAATCGTGTGTAGCATTAAACACCTTCCATGGGCTATCCTCCCGCTGCGATTCAACCTCAGATACTTCCGGTATAACCAACTTATTAAAAGAAGTGCAGAAAGCGGAAAGCCACTGCCGCTCATCTGCTGAAAGGGTTTTTATCTCCAAAGGATTGCCCTTTATAAATTCATATCCTTTTGATGGGGAGCATTTGATGTAATTTTTATGCGTTTCATTCAGCCGTTCAATGATTGCCAAAGGGTGTGGCGAAGCGTCAACCCTTGCAAGTACGCTGTCGCCGCCGATCATTTCGGAATAATAAAGCAGGTGTAACCCGGCGTGGGGGGTTTTGCTTATGATAAGTTTATCGAATAATTCAGGGTTGGCCAGTTCTAGCTCAGAAATAAATACTTTGGCAATACCGGGTTTGTTTTTATCATCAACATCTATTACCTCCATATTGCGCCGTAGCATGATGGCAATATCAGGAAAGCCGTATTGTTTATTGTTTTTGAAATCGTAATACTCAGAGCCGAAGAATTTTATTATCTCAGTATCTTTTAGTGGCGTAGCACGTAACCGTGAAAGGTCTTTAAACCTGCTATCGCCTAACGGCTCCCTTGTTCCTTCTTTTAATGCAATTACTTCAAATCCTGCGGCTAAAAGGGTTTGTGCCGCCAAAAGACAAGGCTTTTCTATTGTTTCGGAAATGTCGAAGTAGTCGTAAAAGTTCATTAGCTAAGCTCTAAAGATATTAATAATGCGTTAGTAAAATACCTGATATTCCCTTCCTTTATCCATTTCATAGAGCCAAGAGAAAAAGTAATATGATATTCATTACCGGTAAATAGCTCAACCTCATTATCAGGCACATAGTCAAAATATTCCTTTCCCCTTTCCCATTGAAGATAAAGAAATTCCCCGGCAATATCACGTTTCACAATGATACCCTTATCTGTAATTTCTATAAGTGTGAAAATATCTTCAAAGTGCATTGTCAGGATTTATAGGTGCAATACTCAATTCCCGGACTTTAAGGTATAGTTTCCAGTATTGTAATTTGTTGGTAAGGGAATTGCTTATTGAAGTATCATTATTGCGGATTTCAGCAAAGGAAATATCTACTTTTGCCATTTCAATAAGTTCTTTATTGCCTCCCGAAATGCCCCATATTTTGAGCCGCAAATCTGCGACTGAGGGAAATAATTTGTGGTCTAAGAATTTGATATAAAAACCACATTTACCGCACATCTGCTTTAAATGCGTACCCGAAATGGAAAACCTGCTTTCCCCGGAATACCTGCATTTATGGCAGTCGTTATGAAAGATAAAATCGCTCATAAAATAACAAAAATAGCTGCCCCCGCTAAGATAGTTGCAAATCAAAACTTCCGGTAAAGATGGGAATATCTTTCACAGAGGCAGCTAAGTTTAAATGTCGTTATTAAATATTGCCTGAGCCAGGCTCATGCTTACCGGAATAATTTACAAGGCGAATATACTATTTTAAATTGAAAGGGCAAAAAGTTTTTAGAATAATAATCCGGGTTTGTTAATAAGATCATCCCATTGTAAAAGGAAGTTTTCAATATCCGTAACCACCATATGTATCCCCCCAGATGCAATGATCTTATCCCGGTATATAGCTTGCGGGGTCAACCTCCCATTAGGGTCGTGTTCCTTCCATTTATCCTTTGTAAACCTATTCTTAATCTCAATGGCAAGCTGTTTCCCCCCGTACCCTCCCGATATATCAGCTACGCCTTTGTTAGCACTCTTAGCCGCTTTAAAAGCCCCCTTGCCATCCTTTACAAAGTGCGTGGCGTTGGAGCGCATAGCATTGCCGCCGCTCCATGTAATGAAGTTGATTACAAAGGTGGTAATATCATTGCTTTTTGTCGGGTTCAACTTCTTAGGCACTCCCTTCCCCGCCTTAACAGATAGGTTCACATACCTTTCCAGCCACCCCGTGTTATTGGCTTCCCTTGTTACCTTAGCCTTAGCTGCCGCCATACCCCTATGCAGCTTCATAAGAGCCTTAACGCTGGCGGATATGGCATTGAACTGAGCAAGTGTATATCTGCCGTCCTGATAAGCTAAAAAGGCATGCATATCGAAGTCGGAGAGGGATAAGTCGCCCATCACCTCCCGGCATTGATCGCACACCATGGCGTTACGGTGTTTGGTTAGGGGGGCGTTGGATGCGCAATAATAACAAGCGGGCATTAGAAAAGTTTGGTTTGGTTATATGATTCAGAAGGGGGGAATTGTCATTGCACGGCCCTGCGACAATATCACTATGCCGTTTTTAAGGAAAGCCGGGAGGGTAACACCTTCCGGCTTTCCAGTTTGTTTACTCAGTCGTTACGACTTCGGCAATAAACGCATCTGTACCCTCCCCGGTAATGGATAACTTGAAGTTAGAGCCGGTTTTCAGGATTTTCTGTTTCACTAAGTAATTGCCGAGAGCTTCTTCTATCTCTGCGGTCGTGAGCGTAATGGTTCGTTTTGTTTCTACTTGTGCCATTGTTTTTGGTTTTTGTGGTTAATAAAGATTATTTACCTCGTTATTGCAATATTGCTTAATGGTGGGTCCCTGTTTTAAAATGCTTCGCAACTTTCCTCGCAGCCGTTACTAAAGTCCAATTCAGGTTCCGAGAACATTAATTGAGCAAGAGTAAAAGCATCCTCTTGTTTAGTAAATGGCAACTTACTTTCTTCTAATAAATCCATTGCACTTTCATCTCCCCTAAAAAAGTGAGCAGGTACAATCAAATTCTTATTGTGCTTATGGCTATCGGGAACGTAATAACCGTATTTAATTTCCATTTCATTCCACCAGTCAAGAAATTCAGGGTGTTCTAAAATGATAGTCAATAGCTTTCTTTTTGATTTTTTCCAACACAATTTGCAATTCCCTTCATAATCCTTCAACTGCAAATTAAATGGTTGGTTATGCCACCATTGGTTAACCATCAATTTATTAGTGGGAAATTCTTTTGCTAAAGGGTATATAATATCCTTTTTGGGTGTAAGCCGCTTGGGTTCATCTATTCTTATTCCTAATGCAATTTCATAGTCTTTCCATCCAAGACTATTGATATGCTTTTTAATAGGGTAATGCTTCAATTCTCGGCTGCAATGTTGCGCTCCATGATTGGATATGCCATACTTAGCTATTACTCGTTCAAATGGCAAGCCTTTACGATTGGCGGTTTCAAAAGTAACTATATCATAGGTGCAACCCTTACCAAATTCAGGGTTAGGAACTACCTCTATCCATACGGTATTGAAATTGAAATGAATATCACAATTATGGACAAACTCTAAAGTTTCCTCACGCTCTTGTCCTGTATTAGCGAATATGACAGCAATATCCCTTTTACCTGAATATTTTTCAAGTAAAAGTTTGGTCATATAAGCCGATGTACGCCCACCGCTAAAGGCAATAACTAATGGCTTCATTTTATTTCTTAAAAAAGTTTGTTGAGGATGCAAAGTAAAATAAACAAAAGCGAATAAACAAATTTTTGTTTAGAAATAAATTATCTTTACATTTGCCTAAAATATTAAAACATGGGCGCACCTCATAAAAAAGAAAAGGAAAAAAAAAGGTCAATGACATGCAGTATTTCGGAAACCACAAGCGATAATGCCATAAGACTTTTTGGCAATCGTGGAACTGCTATTGAATTAGCCGTGAAGCATCATAAACATATCAAAGGTTTTGAAAAAAAAGCAAACAAAATAATATTATAAATTAAATTCTTTAAAGCCATTGTAAAGGTTTTTGTATAAGTTTTAGACAAACATTTGTTTATATCAAAAACCTTTTATTACCTTTACCTCGAAATCATTATTAACCACAAAACAAAGACAATGAAAAATAAGGTTTTTAATTTCATAAAAAATATTTTTAGCAAGAAAAAAGAAACCGTTAATGTGCCGCAATGGATGGCGGATGGATGGAATCTGAAAAAAGCTGAATAAAGGATGTTCCCGGAAGTAGCTATAAATGGTAAGGATAACCTCGCAAGGGATAAGGCGCAAGCTGAATGTGGTATCCGAACGGTTCGATTCCGCCCTTTTAATAGGAACAGCGCAAGCTGATAACAACGTAAACGAGGGGAGAAGGCTACTTTCTTTTAATCATTAAACGATAAAACCACAATGCAAACAATCTGCTACTTAATCGAATCAACAATCAACTACCTGCGCTGCCACGAAACGCTAACAGGCATCATGCTGATAGCAGCAATGGCGGTATTCGCAGTAGTGGTGGGTCGGTGGCTGGCAAAGTCGCATAAGCAGATACCGGGCGGCTATTGTGCGAAATGCGGGGAGCGGTATTGCGGGAAACATTAGTAACTTTTAAAAACAACATAAAATGAACTTCACAAAAGAACAAAAAGACTTAGCTTTAAAAGCGATAAATAAATCACAGTTGCTGTCTGCGGGTTACTCAGCATCACAGTTGCTGTCTGCGGGTTACTCAGCATCAGAGTTGCTGTCTGCGGGTTACTCAGCATCAGAGGTGCTGTCTGCGGGTTACTCAGCATCAGAGGTGCTGTCTGCGGGTTACTCAGCATCAGAGGTGCTGTCTGCGGGTTACTCAGCATCAGAGTTGCTGTCTGCGGGTTACTCAGCATCACAGTTGCTGTCTGCGGGTTACTCAGCATCAGAGGTGCTGTCTGCGGGTTACTCAGCATCACAGTTGCTGTCTGCGGGTTACTCAGCATCACAGTTGCTGTCTGCGGGTTACTCAGCATCAGAGGTGCTGTCTGCGGGTTACTCAGCATCAGAGGTGCTGTCTGCGGGTTACTCAAAAAAAGATTTGGCTGAATGGGATGCAATCCCGGTTTTAGAAATGCCCTACTCCGTAATGTTATCTGAAATAAAAGAAGGCAAACGCATTTTAAAACAATCAACTTTTGGCGACAAGCTAACTTGCCACATCTGCGGAACGCCTATGTGTATTGGCGGCAATCTTGTGCAAATGGCAATAGTAAAAGGGTATAAATTCAAAGGCGATTATGTAAACGAATCTGCCTTAATTGCATTAAAAGCGCATCCTGATTATCCTTTTCATGATTTCTCGAAAACAGAAGACGAGCCCGCTTTTGCGTTATTGGAGCAATTAGCCGCATTCGAGCAAACCGGATTGCCATTTACTTTGGAAAACTTTTTAGCACAATGACCATCAGCCTAATATTCCGTCCATACAAACACCGACGCAAATATTGCGACAGGTTGGGAGTGCCGTTACTCGCAAAGTTTATGTTTAACCTAAAAAACGCAAAACAATGAAAAGAGAAATATTATTCAGGGGGAAAAGTAGTAACGGACAATGGTATTACGGGTATCTGACAACAGATGCATACGGCGCTATGTACATTGAATCGTTGCAGGGTGAATCATTATATACTAACAAAGTCCTGCCCGAAACAGTCGGGCAGTTCACTGGCTTGCTGGATAAGAACGGGGTCAAGATATTTGAGGGGGATATAATTGAGTTTTGGGCTATCTATCCTACAACGCAAACGCATAGGGGAGATAATATTCCCGGCGGCTCATACACCGAACCGGATGAATCGGTTTTTGAGAAAATTAAAGGGCAAGTTTATTTTGATATAGACACCCTTTCTTATTCCTTTTCAATTGTCGGCAAAACGCCTTATTCATTCAATAGTTTCTTTGATTTTAATTTTACACAAAGAGGAGGAGTACCATTAATCGGAAGGGGTGCATATAATGAAGATTATTTAAGGCACTATGCCGGATTTTATGATGAAAATAGCGACAATTCAGATTATTTACAATGGATTGTAGATTGTTCAGGATTATGCGAATCTGACTTTCTTGCAATAGCCAATGACATTACCGTTATTGGAAACACAACTGACAACCCCGAATTATTAACCGTTTAAAAGTATATTATGAGCAAAACATGCAAACAACTCATTCAGGAATCAGAGTACCTCCATGCCGAATATAGCAAGTTGCTAAACGAGATAGAGGCAGGCGTATCCACATCCACCCAACTCATTGCCGACCTTAAACAGTTCGCCGCTACCTGCTACGATTGCGGATTCGCAGACGGCTTACAAGTCGGTAAGACAGTCCGCATAACTACCCGGCAGGACAAGCCGATAACATCCGTTATCATAGCCGAACAAGCCGAACCGGGCATACCGATAGTATCAAATAGTACGGCTGCGGGTAACGCTAAAGCAGTAGAAGAAGCACGGAAGCGTAACCCGATGTTTGGCATGGGTGGCAATCCTTTCAGACCAACAGTATTAGGACATTCAGCGGATGGCTTGACATTACTTGTGCAGGATGGATTACGGACAATATCGATGAGGGTAGATGATTATAACAGGATGTAACTGGAAGTAGTTAAGCGTAGTCGGAATTTAGCAATCGGAAAATGCCTGTAACTACTTTCTTAAAAACAATATATAATATGGCAACATTATCACAATTAAAAGCGCAGTATAAAAAGAATAAGTCAGCCAAAGTAGGTGATACCTGCCATTGCCCAAGTTGCGGCACCGGGTTTATAAAAGAAAATTACCAGCAAGCCTTTTCTGAGGGCATTGGTATTGATTTTGACGATCCAAGTTGGGATGCACATAAAAGTTATTAACAATTAAAAACTAAAACATGGCAAACGAAATAGCAGTATGGAAGCCCCCGACAATAGCGGAACTGATAGCGTTATCAGACGGTAGTAATGGCGGTTACAGCCTTGAAACATTAGCGGCTATTGACCAGTTCAATATTTCTATCAATGCCGAACCGCCAAAGGAATGGATATTATCTCATCCTACTATTCGCGTAAAGGTTGGGGAAACACCTGATGGAAAAGATATTAAAGAGCCGTTGAAGTACATACCTGTTGATAAGCAGCGACTTTTAGGCAAGCGTTTTTTTGGTATTGTTGAAGTGGAAATCAGGAATGTTTACCAGCACTTCCAAAGTGAAGTGGTGGTAGTGCGGATAAATTACCGCCATCCCATTACGGGGGAAAAACTATTCATGGACGGCATTGGTGCGCAAGGCGTACAAACAGATGCCGGGTTTAGTGCCAGCGACCTGACAAAAATAAAATTTGACGGTGTAATGAAAGCCGCGCCTTCCGCAGCGACCTACGCTGAGAAAAACGCTTACGATAAATTGGGGCGGATTTTCGGCGGGGAGATACAGAAAAATGCAATTCAGTTCACGCAAAATATAACCATGTTTTCAGAGGAGGTATTTAAGCCAACTATTGAACAGGTAGCGGCATTGCTGGACAAAAAGAAAGATACGCTTTCGGCGGACGAACTTAAAAGCGCAAACCGGATTGTTGATAAAAAAGAAGAAAAAAGCTACATAAAATTGTATAATTATTTAACCACAAAATGATGGACGCAATAAGAAATGGCAACTTTACAAGTTCCGGCATAGTCGCCTTGGCCACAGTTGACGCTAAAGGGGAATGGTTGGTAGCCGCCAATACCTATATAGCCGAAACAAATATGGAGCGGTATCTTGACGCTTCCTTAGACAAGGAATTTAACTCAAAGGAAACAAGCTGGGGCAAGCATGTGGAAGTTGAGGTATTTGATAGGTTAGGTATTAGCTATACCCTTTGTAGCGACATTACCGATGTTCACCCAACTATTCCCTATTGGTGTGGCAGTAAGGATGGTTTATGCGATAAAGAAGGGAAATTAGCCGTAACGGATTTCAAAGCACCTTTTACGCCAAAATCCTTTTGCCAACTCATACTGCCGCTCTATCTTGGAAAGTCCGGCAAAGAGGCTATGGATGCTATAAGGAACGGATTTAAGCACAATGGGTTTAATTACCCAAAACACATAAAAGGTAATACCTATTATTGGCAACTGGTGAGCAATGCCATTATCAATAATTGCACCCATGCTGAACTCATTATTTATTGCCCTTACCGCAGCGAGTTATTGGGTATAATGAACAAAGCAAAAGATGTACCTGATTTGCGTTGGATGGATTATAGCGTTGCCGACATACCATTTATTGAGGATGACGGCTTTTTCAAGAATATCAATATAATAAGATTTGAGATACCCCAAGCCGATAAGGATTTCCTTACCGCGCAAGTTGAGAAAGCAGGGAAGTTTTTAATTGAACGCCCTGTAATAACCGAATAACAAGCAACCAATGGCAAAAGAACTTATCCCATTTAAGGAAGATGAAAACCTGATAGTCGGCAAATACTATAATGTAAATTGCGCTATTATATCGTATTTGTTTAATGAAAAAAAAGTAATAAAGAAAGTGCCGGTGATCGGGTTTTTTCATTCTGATAAAGAAATAGGAACACTTCATAAACACATTCATATAGATGGGCGGTTTACAAAAGGCAAATCAATTACCGGGGACAACTTCGACACTAACGCATCTGGAATAAGTAATAAGGCGGTGAATGCTGACAATACACTTGTTATAACAAGATTTGAAGGTTTTATTGTAACTAAAAAGAAATGCAAAAGACTAACCACGGGAACAAATCCGCCATCTCATTATTTGAATGACGGAACTCAAACGAAATGGTTTATCTGGCAGAAAACAATGCTCGGCAAATCATGTGCTGGCAGGAAATGCCCTCACTACGGAACGCATATGTTAGAGCGTGATGGGCGTTTGGTTTGTCCTTTGCATAATCTGCAAGGTGATATAAAGACTGAGAAAATAATTGAAGCTGTAGAATTTTTAAAATAAAACTATGGAACTACAAATCAAATTACTTTGTAAATGTTGCGGGAAAGTCCATACGCTGCCACGCACTAATGAAATACCGGAAGGGGTAAATACATTGGCTTGCAACTGGTGTATAGAATGTGATGGAAAAGTACATGATTATTACGAGGAGTGGTATATTGATGAATCGGAACTACCGCCCGTTATTGACCCTAACCAACTTGATTTATTTAAGGTAGGCATTTCCCCAATGAGCAAACTAAAAGTATGACCTACATCCTCCAGCCCCAATACGCCCACTTAAACGAACCGTATATGCTGACCCCGGACATGGTTGCGGTAACGCCGGGTTGGAAGATTGAGAAGTATTATATGCAATATAAAGAGGAATGTGTTTAACAGTATTTTTTAACCAATAAATAAAACAGAAACCAATGGACAAATTCATGCCTGATGTATCCGAACAGGAAAGGATACAAGTATTGCAAGACACCGCCGATAAGGTTCGGCAGGAAAGTTATGATGCTCCTTTATCGGACGATGAAATCGAAAACCGCAAATCGGATTTCTTTAAAAATGCTCTTGAAATAGAGGATTTGGAAGATGCCAAAAAAGAAGCGGCGACAGAATTCAGCGACCAGATAAAAGAAGTAAAGGTTAAAAACCGGGAAATCAGAAATGAAATCAAATCCGGTGCAGCGAAAAAAGAAGGTATCCTTTATGACATTGCCAATTACGAAAGCGGCTATATGGAAACCTTTGATAAATCCGGCGACCTGATAGAAAAACGCAGGTTGACCCCGGTAGAAAAGAAAGGGCAAAGCAGGTTGTTTATTCCCGACAATTTGAAAACCGGAACCAAGTAATTTTATTAATTCAGCATACCAAAAACAAACAAAAATGTCCGAAACAAAGTATTACATCCAGCCTACCGGAAATGAAATAACAATCCGGGAAGGTAAAGCGGTTGACCAACTCCCGCTAAATGAACCGCAAATAATAGTCATTAGCGGCGACATTCACAGTATCAGCAATTTCTTAGCCTGCCGGGAAATGGACGGCGAAGGGTTTGGGTTACAGGCGATAGATAAAAAACGGGCAATCATTACCTGCAATAAAGATGCCCGTAGTATCGTTTTGCAGCTTGACCCGGAAAACTTTTATTGCACTACCATTACCGCAACATTGGCGCAGTCGAATGAACTGAATGCTTTTTGCATCAATCAGGAAAAGACATTCAGCCGGGAAGCGTTGTTGAAATTATTACGGTTCAACAAACTGTATTTTGACGACAAGGAACTGCACACCCAAATAGTTGCCAACCTGTCAAACATCACTTTGAAAAGTGAAACTGAAATGCAGGCGGCGACAGACCGGAAGGGAAACAAAAAGGGTTTGTTCGAGCAAAAAGTAAACATGCCTGAAAAATGGATTGACGAATTTTATCTACTCATTCCTATTTTCAAAGGTTTTGATGCCGAAAAAATAAAGGTTGAAATCTGCATGGATGTAACGGCCATGGGTTTTGCATTTTGGCTTGAAAGCCCCGAATTGGTGGAGTATATAGAAAGCTCCATTGATAAGATTTTTGAAGGTGAATTGAACGCCTGTAATGGGTTCGTAATCATTCACAAATAGCCTTATGGTAGTAATTCCCGGTTCGTTTCCGGGAAGGCTGCAAACTATTATTTTGTGTGGGTAAACCCATCACCATGAATTTTAAACTTTGATTATGGAAAAGATAATGAACGCAGGTTAATGGTTAGATAAGTCTTTTTTTGCACGAGATAGACCAAATCACCCTTGCTTAGAAAGTACAATGGAAAACTACGCTCAATACTACCACGAGGCGCAAAGCGGATGGGTTGATGTGAGGGATAGATTGCCGGAAAATAAACAAATGGTTTTGTGCATTTCAAGCAATGGAAATATTTATGTTAGGAAGTATATTAGGAAGTATATTTTAACTTGCATAAATGGTTTTTATGATGCGACCAAATACCCTCTGCAGATAACTTTAACTATTACCCATTGGCAACCCCTCCCACCACCCGCTAAAACTGAAACGATATGAAACTACTACTGCAATTTATATGGATATTGCTGAACATCATTTTTGACCTGACATTATTCCTTATGTGCCTTGCTCATGGCGGAATTATTTATTATATTTTCTCAGTGATATTGGCACTTTTATCTATCATTGATTACAAAATCATGAATAAACTACTCGACTTATGATACACTCCAAAACGCAAGCCACAATCTTAGGCATTATCGCATTAGCTATAATAGCGGCACTAATAACCTTGTTCGCAAGGAACTCCCATCACAAACCCGATATGTCCGTAGCACCCGACAGCACGGCGTATTACAGCGATACAGATAGGTATAGAAGGGTTGATACGGTGGTTGTGTATCGTGATACGGTGGTTATGTATCGGATACCCGACAGCACGAATATTGAGATATTCAACAAGGGATATTATCATACTTTTATTATGTTAGATGGCGATACCCTTATTACTAATTAAAACAAAACTTATGATACAGATAAAACAAGAAGAACTGCCCCGGATATTTGCGGCGTATCCAAATGCTGAAATTAGCAGGAAGGGAAAGGATTATATCTATCCCGCAATGGCAGCAATTAATTTCAAAAAGCACCTTGTTGAATTAGTGTATAGCAGGCAAAATGACGCAAGTGGGTATTATCCTATTGCCGATTTGCAACTTCTACTTAAAAACATTACCGATATAAGTGATGAGGATGCTATTGTATGTTTCAATAATTGGATGAAAGCAAATAATCAAAATGACCCAATTGGCGGCGATTCATCTAAGATATATTGTGTTAAATCATGGATTTCATATAGTAAAGAAAGACTATTACATTCTATTGATTTTCTCCGCTCATCAACCCGTCCAGATGGTACACTTAAACCATCCTATAACTGCGGCTATGGCATTTATTCACCACAAGACCTCATAGATGCCGGGGTTGTAAAAACCGTATGATATGCCAGAAACCATAGACGAAGAATTACTCAGGGTACGCGTATTGAATATAGTTTGCCATTACGACTTGCCCCAGATAATGACCGACAAGATAATGTCGGCTATTTACGCCTCTGTATTGCCTTTACCTTATAAGGAATGGGAGCCGGAACTATTGAAGCAGGAAGCAGCCAAGGCGTTCGCTAAATGGCTGAAAGTGCCGGGAGATATTGGCCAGCTTTATTTGGACTTTTTAAATAACAAACAAGGAATATGACCCCAACCCAACAATTTGCCCAAGACCTGCGCCGTATCCTTTATCTGAATAAGATACTTGGTTTTGAAATTGATAACGCAAAGCTATCCCCTTGCTGCATTTCACTTTTGAAAATGGATTTCAACAATATGCAGAACAGCATCAACCGGCTTACAAAATCTATCATGGTAAAAGTGAAACCTGAACAATGGGAGATATTAAAAGTGGACTTGAATAAGGATGAACTGCATGATGTTTCATTGCTTATTGAGTTTTGCTGTGGACGTGATGGGGTGGGTGAATTGCTGGGTGTTTTGGAAGAGCATGTAAAAGAGGTAAGCGGGAACGGGATAGATATTATAAAGTAGGTGGTAAACGGAAAGCACAATGAAACCAACATCAAAAAGCAGGTACAAAAGGCAACTTAGGAGTGAAATGATTATCAATAATCAAATCATCGCTGAATTGGAAATTGAAAATGAAATATTATTAGCAGCTATGGAGATGAATAACATACACAATTCTGAAATTAAGGATTGGGATAAAACCAAGATGAATGAATTATCAGGAACGATCAAAGTTTTCGAGGATTTGCCACACCGCAATAAAAAGATAAGACAAATAACTTTTACTAAAAACTGTGAATTAAGAAGGGCGATAAAGGATTTTACACGCAAATTGCAGTATATTCCTAATTGCTTTTTTCAAGTATCTTTTAATAACGATTTTGAAAACCAATAAAGTATATGGAACAACAATCTTTATTCCCAATTCCTATTTCAGAAAAGATGGGCATGGAAGTGCTAAAATAAAATGGGATGAAAAAACACCGACCGGGCAGCAACATTCAACTTTGCAAACAAAATTATTAATCAAAATAATCAACTAATGGAAAATCTATTTGAAAACAACGGAGCCGAATTTTCGGAATGTAAGAAGTACCGTTACAAACTATGGCGTATATGGGATGAAACAAAACCAATAGCTATGGTTATAGGGCTAAACCCATCTACTGCCAACGCCGATAAGCCGGACCCGACTATTAGCATTTTAAAAAGGATGCTTACCAAATTAGGCTATGGCGGCTTTTACATGATGAACCTTTTTACAATTATTTCCAGCAAACCGGGTATTTTGAAAGGAGAAATTTATAAAGATATTTTTGATTGGCAAAATTGCTTAGAAATTTTAATCGAAGTAGGGCATCGTAAAACTGTGATTTTCGGTTGGGGCGATTTCAAAGAAGCAAAAGAAAGGGGCGAAGAAATAAAGCGGGTTTTCCCAAATGCTTTTTGTTTTGGTAAAAGCAAATCAGGCGCACCGCTGCATCCGCTCGCATTAATGTATAACGGAACTCAGGGAAACCCTAAATTAATAAAATTCAACTAATGGAACAGACACAACCGCTAAAGTTTAAAGCATGGTATCGGGATATTGCCACTAATGAACTTGATTGCAAAATGGAAGATGAAATGATGGATATATACGTTGCGTATTGCATGTCGTTTGGGAAACCACAACAGACAGAAATACTAAGCCCGGAAGCGTGGATAGCTGAAACTACAAAAAATGGCGATTTAAGAGAGGTTGAAATGTTAATGCAGCAATATTCCGATTATGTTCTATCCATGCAGAATCCGCAAAGGGCTATTTTAAAGATGATACAACATTCAAATAACGGTAAAAATTGGTTTCTGGTGGAAGTGCCGGAAGGTGTATGCGTATCGTTGCGCCTTAATATCCTTTCATATATTAAAGATAACCAAACATATGGAATGAAATTACCTACCGGCGAATATTCAGCCCCGAAGCTGGCAAAGGATATGGACGATGTGGAAATGAAGGGTATATGTAAACTTCATTTTGATAAAAATTATGCTGATTATATAAGGTGGGGTAGCTACAAACACGCTAAAGATTCTTTCATTTCCCTGTTACTCTCCCATAACTTACGCCAGGAAACAACCTTAATTATAGAAGTTATTAATTCAAAAAAGTAAAGATTATGATTTCAAGATTCAGACCTTTTAGGATAGTAAGAAATAAAGTTGTGGTAACATCTTGTATGTGTTGGCATAAATTAGTATGTGATATTAAATACAGAAATGCTCAGGTGGAATTATTTGTAGGGTTAGATGTTGTATTACAAATGGAGGTAACTAACCATGAAGGGGAAAAACTTTATTGGCCTTTAGAAAGTGCATTTGAAGAACATCCTATTTTGCGCCAAAATTGCTACGACGTACAAGGAACT